ATCAGTGATGCTGATGTTTCAATGGACGGTCTGAGGGAATCGGTGGCTGATCGCCCGATATTTGAACTCACCAATCTGCCCCTTCCGATTATCCATAAGGATTTCAATTTCAGTTCTCGTCAGGTTATGGTTTCACGTAATGGTGGAAGCCCCCTTGACACCACAACCGCTGAGCTCGCTGCTCGCAGAGTTGCTGAGACTGCAGAAAAACTTCTGCTGGGTACTTATGGCTCATATGCTTTCGGTGGTGGAACCATTTACGGTTACACAAACTACCCGTCGAGAATGACCAAGACTATGACCACCCCAACCGGGATCAGCACCAACGCAACTACTGTTGTTGAGGTTCTGGAAATGATTGAACAGGCAAAGGCCGCTTTCCATTATGGCCCGTATATGCTTTACACTTCAATCAAATGGGACAAATTCCTTGACGACGATTATTCCACTGCAAAGGGTGACAATACCCTGCGTGACCGTCTGAAAGCAATTACAGATATTCAGGATGTTCGCACCCTGGATTATCTGGACACTGTTCCGGGATCAGCCACTGATTTCGTAATGGTACTTGTTCAGATGACAACTGATGTCGTCCGTGAAGTGATGGGTATGGATATTACAACTGTCCAGTGGGAAACCAAAGGCGGGTTCCAGCTCAATTTCAAAGTGATGGCGATTATGGTTCCTCAGTTGAGGGCTGACCAGAACGGCAACACGGGCATCGTACACGGTACTGTATAAAAAGAGTGACTTTGGGCCGGAGAGTTTTTAAAGCTCTCCGGCTTTAAGTTTTTTGGCTGAACAAATTTTTTATCTCTCGGGAAGGAGAAACAAATGTTTTTCAAATTGAAAAAAGGTTGCGGGAATCATTCACAAAAAGGAAAAGATGGCTCGACAGTTTTATTCACTGCAAAAGAAGGCAGAGTGATTGAATCTGAATCTGATCTTGCTGCAAAATGTCCAGAAAAATTTGAACGGGTGAATGTTTCTGGTGTAGACGAGTTCAAAAAAGAGCCTGTCTCTGTTATTACAGAAGAGCCTGTCCCTGTCGTTAAAGAGGCAGTCAAAGAGGTTGTCAAAAAGAAAGAGCCTGTCAAAGTCGAAGAGAAAATCAAACCTGAACCACTCGGTAAAGATGTTACAAAGAATTTCCCCCATGCTGACGAAGAGGATTTCAAAGTGTTCTATGTGAACGGCCAGGGTTATTTTGTAACAGAATCTGATCAGGTTGATACCGCTCTGAATAAAAAGAAGCTCAAAAAAGCTGAAGTCGAAGCTTTTATTGACAAATACCTGAAAGAATAAACCAGTGAATTACTGGTTTCCAAAATCTCCAATATGGATGGACGAGCCTTGCTACATAATCGGGGGCGGTTCATCTTTGGAAGGATTTGATTGGGATATGCTCCAGGGCCGAAATGTCCTGGGGTGTAATGTTGCTTTTTATATTGGAGCAAATATTGTACCCATAACCATTTTCGGTGATGGTCATTTTATGGTGCAGCATCGAGACGGTTTGGACAAATACGCTCTTGAAGGAGGACAGGTCATAACACTTTCCAATCTTATATCCCGTTTAAAGGCTCCTGAATATATCAAGCAGATGAAAAAAGTTAACAGGGGGCTGGGAGTGGATGGCTTGGGATGGAATGGGAACACAGGAGCCAGTGCAATCAATCTCGCTCTTTTATTCGGTGCCAATCCAATATACCTTTTGGGGTTTGATATGAAATTATCACCAGAAGGAAAGAAAAATTATCACAACGCCTATAATGACACACCCAATGCAAAAGTATATACTCGTTTCCTCAAAGGTATGACTCAGGTGGCCAGGGATTTACCGCAGCTTTTCCCTGGTCACCAGGTCATCAATCTGGAAGACGGTACGAGTGCGTTGCAGGAGTTTTCCAAACAAAGTTTAAAGAATCATTTTTCAAAGGAGCTTGTATAATGAAATTTAACAGGATTTGCTTGCTGATTGCGGTGATTTCCTTCCTTTTTGTAGGATTTACCGCCTATGTTCTTGCAGACGAGGTTGTTCCAGCCTCGGAAACGGCCCTAGAATCGATCGAAGCCTCTGTTGACAGCCTTTCCCTCGCAGGAAGTGTTTGGCTCTTCTTAAACAGTCCTATAGGGCTTTCAGTAGTTGCTTTTATTCTTACATTTATTACAGGTAAGATATTCACCGCAAAGCCCAAATGGAAACAGTATGTTCTTAAATATGGACCGGAAATAATGAGAGCAGTAAAGATTGCTGAAAAGAAAGTGTCAGATGGATCAAAAATCGATGAGGCTTTAAAATATCTTATAGAGCTTGAACCAAAACTCAAAGGAGCGACTGAAGCAGATTTAAAACAGGCTCTTACGGCGGTTCATACTTCAGCTGAAGCAAATGGAAATTTGAAATGAGTAAAATTATTGAACTGATTATAGGAATTTTTAAAGCCCTGTTTTCAGTAAGTATGGAAAACCCTATTGAAAGAAAGGAGAAAATGACAGATGTTGGGAACACGCAGTTTGAAAATCCTGATGACTACTTTTTGCCTTCTGATTGGTAGTGGTTGTTTTCTTCAGCCAATTACACTGATACAAAGGGAAGTTCATTTCATAGGCTATGATGCCACAGCTATGCGCCTGGGAAAATCTGTAAAAGGTGAACTGTGGAAAAAGAATCTGGAAAAGGGTGAATGGGAATTGGTCGGTGAAGGTGACATCCCAGCGGGAACATTACTGAAGTTTGAAAAGCCCAGGACAGACATTCGGGATATTTTGAAAGAGGAAAAAAATGGCACGAGTGACTGATGCTGATGTGGAAGCTATAATCCAATATGATGACTCGATTGATTTGACTCCGTTTATAACGGTTGCTAATCAGTTGGTGACTGAGCTTTGTTCTGATTCAGGTTATTCTGATGCAAGGCTTTTGGAAATCGAGCGTTGGCTGTCTGCTCATTTTTATCATATAGATGATCAGCACGTCGCTATGGAAAAAGCTGGAGAAGTAACAGCCAGTTATCAGTATAAAATTGACCTGGCAATCAATCAAACGAAATACGGCCAGATGGCTATGGTGTTGGACACAGCAGGAAATCTTGCTCAGTTAAACAAAAGAATAGTGGACGGTGAAAGCGCCTCCATATCTATTGGTTGGCTTGGTGAAGATTACGATGATGAAGACGAAACGGATTAAAAGGAAATCACATGAGTGAGATATCTGGAATATTCCCCCCAAAGCCCGAATCCCAGACAGTCAGCAAGTGTGCTGATTTACGTGAAGATATGCAAAAGAAATTATACGAAAAAATGGACAAGCAACACGGAAGGCAGATGGACACTTTGGGAGAAATAAAAGAAGAAATTGCATATCGAAAAGGACAAGAGGATGCAAGAATAAAAAGCATCGTAAAAGAAACAAATGGAAATAAGGGATTTAATTGGAAACAATTTTTTTCAAACGCACTGATCACTTGGGGGCCGCCTTTTTTATTTATTGTGGTTTGGGGTTTTATTTCGTGGCTGAAATCAAAGGGAATTTTATGAGGAATAAAATATGAGCCCAGTAATGAGTTCTTCAGCCGATTTTGCGCAAGATATTCTTTGTGATGTTAGTGGATGGTCTACGGTACTTGGGTCGGCTGATACAACAGTTCAGCTTGCTTTTGATTCTGTAGATAGTTGGGGAGCAGGAATTGAAAGTGATATCTCAACCAACGCAGGAAATATCTCAACTAATGCTGGGAATATAAGCACTTTACAATCTGATGTGGATGGATTTCCAGATGAACTTAAAAATTTAACAGCTGCTGAAATAACCCAGCTGGAAAATATTGGTGCCACAACTATTTCAACTCAACAATGGGCTTGGTTAGGTTCAATGAGTCAGGCACCTGTTACTGCTCTTGATGATTTGACAGATGTCGAAATTGAATCCACTGTTGCTGAAAATGATGTGCTTCAATATAATAGTTCAAATCTTTGGGAGAGCAGAAATTATATAACATTGCAAGGTGTAATTTCAGCAGGGCAGGGAACAGCAGGAGCCAACTCAGAAGCATTTGGTTCTGGAGCATCGGCAACAGGGGATGATTCACTTGCGGTAGGAAATGGAGCAGTAACAACGTGGAGCAATTCAGTTGTGATTGGAGAAGGGGCAACCGCTTCTCAACTTTCTGTGGTTGCTATTGGAAAAGATTCCGATGCAGGGTATAGAGGAATCGGAATCGGAAGACTTTCCGATGGAGCAGGTTCTCACTCAATCGCAATCGGATATAGTGCAGATGCAGATGGAGACAGATGTGTTTCGGTTGGAGGTAATGCCAGTGCTGATTTTGATTCCTCAATAGCACTTGGATATGGAGCCACAACCACTCAGGTAAATGAAATGATGGTGGGTGCTACTTCTTATGAAATTGATCACTTAAAATTTGTAGTGTCTGGAGATTACCTAACAGTTGATACTCCGCTTTATTTAGACGCAGTTGCTCTGATGATCGGAAACAATCCAAGCGGTTGGGAAGATTGGCCAAACAGGATAATGACCACTTATCATTCTGGCCCAATTTCTGATGGCGGTGGTTCTGTTTATCCTTACTACCATTTTTTCTCTGCTGGTGATGGAGGCACTCATACTGCAAGTGGAGATATATATGCCTATTATATAAGAGCGACACTCACAGATAGTACAGCCACAGGTTCAAATGCTTGGGCAAGTTTTAAAGGAATGTATAATTACATTACCGCTGAGAATGGAGAAACAAGAAGCGGATATGATATTTGGGGTCATCATAATTACACAATTTTTTCAAATCACGATTTACTTGGTGGTGACCTTATTGGTTTTCATCAGGATTTGTATGCTTTTTCCGGTTCAATAAATGGAGATATATACGCTTCCAGAATACAGGGTAGAATTGGTGCTGGTTTAAGTCTTGTTTCTTCAGGATTTTCTTATCTGCTCTATGTAGACCAAACAGGAACGAACCAGGATTTTGATTATGCGATTTATGTTGCTGATGATATTCCAAATTATTTTGCAGGCAATGTTCGAATTGACGGAGACCTTTCGTTTGGTGATGACGGTAAAATTGCATGGTTCAAATATACAGCAAATTCTG